GCCGGTGACGCCATTTCTATTTGCCTCCTAAAAGTGCGGCATTGAAAGGCTTTAGCACTGGAAACGCAACGCGACCCTCTCAAGCGGGTTTTTTTACGCCTGCAAAGCGGGCAACACATACCCAAGGGGTGCATCAACGTGGCAGAAGAAAACGAAATCGACCTGGACAATCCGGCAATTAAGGCCGCTATCGCGACTGCCGTTGAGACCTCCGTTTCTGGTCTGAAAACCAAAAACTCCGAACTGCTGGGCAAGCTGAAGGACACCACCACCAAGCTGTCGCAGTTCGAAACCCAATTCGAAGGTATCGATATCGACGCAGTGAAAGGCCTGCTCAGCCGTGCCGGCCAAGACGAAGAAACCAAGCTGCTGACTGAGGGCAAGGTGGACGAGGTGTTCAATCGTCGCACCGAGCGCTTGCGCGCCGACAACGATAAGCAGTTGAAGACCGTCACCGCTCGGGCCGAGAAAGCCGAAGCATTCGCTGCCAAGTTCCAGGGCAAAGTCCTGGGCGATTCGGTACGCGGTGCAGCGCTTAAAGCCGGCGCACTGCCTGAAGCAACCGACGACATCATCCTGCGCGCCAAGGGCGTGTTCTCACTGAATGAAGAGGGCGAGGCGGTCGCCGTCGATGAGTCTGGTCAGACCATCCTCGGCAAAGACGGCAAGACCCCTCTGACCCCGCTCGAATGGGCGGAATCCCTGCGCGAAAGCGCACCTCATCTGTGGCCAAGGGCTTCAGGGACACAAGCCCCGGGCGGGGGCGGCGGCCAGGCTGCATTCAAGCGCTCCGAAATGACTGCCGAGCAAAAGCGCGACTACCAGCGCAAGCACGGCCAAACCGCATATCTGCAACTGCCCAAGTAAGGGGATTCACCCATGGCAACGACTGTGAACAGCGACCTGATCATCTACAACGATGAGGCGCAAACTGCATACCTGGAGCGAGTCCAGGACAACCTCGATGTGTTCAACGCATCGTCCAACGGCGCGATCGTGCTCGACAACGAGCTGATCGAAGGCGATTTCCGCAAGCGCTCGTTCTACAAGATCGGCGGCTCGCTGGAGCATCGTGACGTCAACTCCACCGGTAAAGTGACCGCGAAGAAGATCGGCGCCGGTGAGGCCGTCGGCGTCAAGGCGCCGTGGAAGTACGGCCCATACCAGACCACCGAAGAAGCTTTCAAGCGCCGCGGCCGCCCGGTCGACGAGTTCTCCCAAATCATCGGCGCCGACGTTGCTGACGCCACTCTGGAAGGTTTCATCCAGTACGCCACTGCTGCGCTGCGCGCTTCGATCAGCTCCAACGCTGAAATGGTGGTTGCTGCCAACATCGAGACCGACGGCAAGAAGACCCTGACCCGTGGTATGCGCAAGTTCGGCGACAAGTTCGGTCGTATCGCGCTGTGGGTCATGCACTCCAGTGCTTACTTCGACATCGTCGACGAGGCGATTGCGAACAAAGTCTACGAAGAAGCGGGTGTCGTCATCTACGGCGGCTTGCCAGGCACTCTCGGCAAGCCGGTACTGGTCACCGACACCGCGCCCGCAGATGTGATCTTCGGCCTGCTGCCAAACGCTGTGGTGATCACTGAATCGCAGGCGCCCGGCTTCCGTTCGTACGCGGTGAACGATGAGGAGAATCTGGGTATCGGCTACCGCGCTGAAGGCACCGTCAACATCGATGTGCTCGGCTACAGCTGGAAGGAAGCCGCTGGTGGTGCGAATCCAACGCTTGCCGCCGTGGGTTCGGCTGCGAACTGGGTCAAGCATTCCAACAGCAACAAGGTGACTGCTGGCGTGCTGATCACCCTGACCACCACGCCACCAGCCGGCGGCTGATACCGGCCCTGACAGCGGCCAGCGATGGCCGCTACGGAGAATTTTATGGAACTGGTTTACTCCACTCAGAACTCAGATTTTGATCCGGAAAAGCGTTACCGCAACCCAGCGCACTTTGATCGACCTGAAGCGGGTGTGACCCACGTAGTTGTGATTGGCGACTGGCCGAAAGTGGTCGATGCTTATGAGGCACTTGGTGTCGAAGTATCGGTGACGAAGCCTTTGATCAGCGAGCCGGTTGATTTAGGTGGCGCTACGGTCGTTGCCAGCCTGGAGCAGGACAACGCCACGCTGCGCGCCGAGCGCGACGGCATTTTGCGACTGATCGAGGCCGCCGAGGGGCAATCGGAACTGGAACATCCGGGCGCGGGCGAACTGCCGATCCGCCTGTTCGGTGAGCTGAAAGCCATTCAGGAGGGATTCGAAACCCTTACGGGTGAACGTGACAACCTGGCGGGCGAGGTTGAATCGCTCCGCGCTGAAGTCGTACGTCTCAAGGCAGCAGCCGAGCCGGCCGACAATGTCGAGAAGATCGCGAACCTCAAAGCACAGCTCGACGCCGCTAACGTGACGTATCGGGCGAATGCTTCGGTAGAATCGCTGGAAAAGGCAGTAGCTGATCTGCAGCAGGCGTAACAATCCGGGTACCCGGTAACGTGGCATCCGACCCAGAACATCACAGCGAGCTGATTCATGACTCTCATCATCGAGGACGGCACCGGCAAGCCTGATGCCGAAAGCTACGCATCCGCCGAAGACCTGGCCATGTACGCCGTGAAGTTTGGCGTGACCATCCCGGCGGAGGTGCCAGCGCAGGAAGCGCTGCTGCGCCGGGCCGCTCTGGCAATGGACGGCATGACGTGGAAAGGGCGAAAGTCCAATAGCGAGCAGGCCCTATCCTGGCCGCGACGGGGCGTTGAGCTGGACTACGAGATCAAGCCTGATAACTACCTGCCGGCGCGGATCCAGTACGGCCAGATGGCGCTGGCTGCCGAGATCCACACCGACGACGTCGACCCGATCGACCAACGCCAGGGCGCAGTAATCCGTGAGCGTGTCGAAGGCGCGGTCGATGTCGAATACGCGCCCATCAGCAACACCAGCGGCAGGCTTTTACCGGCCGCTCCAGATCGACCCAGCCGAACCCAGTTCGCCGATTACCTGGCCAAACGAGGCCTGTTTGCCGTGAGGGCCTGACAATGAGCGCGTTCTACGACCGCACGGCTGCGACTGCTCTGCGGTTGATTACGCAGTTCGGCCAGCCCGTCATCATTCGCGCAACAACCGTCGGCGAGTACGACCCGGAAACCGGTTCGGCACCGCCCGACAGCACCAAAGAGCAGACTGCCCAAGGCATCCTGCTCGACTTCACTGGTCAGGAATTCCAGAACAACAGCCTCATCAAGCAGGGCGACAAGAAGCTCAAAATCGCCGCGCTGGGGCTGGAGTGGGTGCCGGATCTGCTGAACAAGGTGATCATTCAGGGGCGCACCTGGTCCATCGTGCCGCCGCTGAAAGAGGTAAATCCAGCGGGGACGCCGATCCTGTATGAATTGCAGGTGCGGACATGAACAAATACTCAGGCTTGAACGGCAGTTTCGCCGAGAACATCCGCCAGTTTGCCGAGCAGGTCCAGGCCGGGCTCGACGCCACCTTCCGCGAAATCGTGATCGAGATCGGTAGCAGCGTCATCCGCATGTCACCGGTGGGTAACCCCGAGATCTGGGCCGCGAACGTGGCGCATCGCGCAACCAACACCCGCGCCGCCGATGCCTATGACTTCAAAGTCGCCGTGCGCAACACGATCATCAATCTCGACGAGGGCAATTTCACCAAAGCCGGCAAACTGAAGCGCGGCGTGAAGTATGCGAAGCCGCTGACAAAAACCGAGCGCGACCAGAACTTCAACGTGAATGGACTGGTTGCCGGCAAGGATTACGTCGGCGGCCGGTTCCGTGGTAACTGGCAATTTTCTATAGGGGCACCGGCTGAAGGTGAGCTTGATCAGGTCGATCCGGCCGGCGGCGTCACGCTGGCGAAGCTCAGGCTTCAGGTCGAGCAACTGACGATAGGGCAAACGGCGTACATCGTGAACAATCTGCCATATGCGGTGCCGCTCGAGTACGGCCATTCTAAGCAGGCACCGGGCGGTATGGTGCGCATCACGCTCTCCCGATTCCAGCAGATCGTCGACGAAGCCATCAGGAATAACCAGGTATGAGCCATAACGTCATCGCTTCGATCTTCGAGGCCAGACTGATCGCCTGGGCGAAGGCTTTGCCGGTGCCAATCAAGGTTGTCGTCGAGAACGAGGCCTATGAACCCGGAAATAGTGTCACCTACCTTCGAGCTTTCACTCTGCCGGGCGATACCGCAAGCGGCACGCTCGGCGGTGATCACAAGCTGTTCACCGGTGTGTTTCAAGTCAGCATCGTGACGCCGGCGGGCAAGTATCGCGGCGGGGCCGGCGCGCTGGCTGACCAGATCGCCGCGCTGTTTCCGCTGTACGAGCGAATCACGAAGAATGCACTGACCGTGGTGACCATGACGCCAGTCGATCAAGGGCCAGGTATCCCAGACGACACGACCTACACCGTTCCGGTTTCGTTCGCGTACCGCGCCGACACCAACTAACCCGCCCATTGGGCAAACCCAGAACCCGCCGTTGAGCGGGTTTTGTCATTTCTGAAGAGAGGAAAACCCCATGGCCGGCATTCAAATGCCCAACGGCGCAACGTTCGAAATTGCTTCCGCCTATGGCGCTGCAATCCCATTCACTGCCCTGACCAATGCCAATCCGGCATTGGCTACCGCTGTAGCGCACGGTCTGGCCGAGGGCGACATCATCGCTCTAAGCTCTGGCTGGACCCGCCTGGACGGCCGCGCCGTGCAAGTCGGTGAGATTGCCAGCGGCACCTTTGCGCTCGATGGCGTGAACACCACGAACATTCAGCAGTATCCGGCCGGGTCTGGCGTCGGTAGCGCGCGCGAAGTGACCACCTTCACCGAGATCTCGAAAATTACCGAACTCGGTTCGAGCGGCGGCGACCAGCAGTTTCTGACATTCGGCTTCCTGGCCGACGATGATGACCGCCAGATGCCGACCACCAAGAATCCGATCACGCTGACCATCACGGTCGCCGACGATCCGTCGCAGCCCTATGTCGATGTCTGCGAGGCCGCTGACGACGACAAACAGGCCCGGGTTCTGCGCCTGAACCTGCCGGGCGGCAGCCGGATCATCTACAACGGCTACGTCTCGATCACTTCGACCCCGACCATGTCGCGCAACAACCTGATGACGCGCGTTATCAGCATCGCGCTGACCGGTCGCCCAACCCGTTATAGCGCCTCGGCGTAAGGAAGGCATATGGCAAAGTTCACACTCGCCCGGACCCCAACCTTTAAGCACGTCGTCATGCTGCCAACGGTCGGCGGCGATCCGGTGAGCGTCGAGTTCGAGTTCAAGTATCGCGATCGCACCGAATTGGCTGGCCTCTATGCCGAGTGGGGCGAGCGTCATAAGGCCCTCAAAGAAAAAGCGGAAGATGCCGGCATTGAGCAGTTCACTGCATTGCTGATTGATCTGCAGGTCGAGCAGTTGAAGGCGATCGTCGCCAGCTGGGATATCGCCGAAGAGTTCACCGACGAAAACCTGCGCATCCTGGTCAGCTCCATTGCCGCCACGCCGAGTGCAGTGCTGGCCGCTTACTCCGATGCTTTCAGCAAGGCCCGTTTGGGAAACTCCTAAGCGTCTCCCGCAAGCTGTACGAGCCGGGGCCGTCAGCCGAATCGCTGGCGGCCTTCGGCCTTTCTCTTCGTGACATACCCGATGAAGTCTGTGAGGTCTGGCCTGATGTGTGGCAAGCCTTCAAGGTCTTCGAGGCCATGGGCACTCAGTGGCGTACAGGCGCGTGCGGCGCTACCGGACTCGATTACACGTCAATTCGCCATGTCGCCGGCTTTCTTGGGCTTACCCGGTCGGATGTCGCCGACGTCTTTCCAGATATCCGCGTCATGGAAGCAGAAGCCCTGCGAGTTATGGCGGAACAGAGGGACAGTAAATGAGCACCACCTTCGCGTCCCTCGGCATCGAGGTGAACTCCTCGTCGGCATCCAAGGCGGCTGACGATCTCGACAAGCTGGTCGACTCGGCAGTTGATGCCGAAAAGGCGATTGATGATCTCGGCAAGTCGGGCGAGGGCCTGGCCAACACCGCCAAGAAGATCAGCCAGGCCGAGAATGAGGCTGCTCAGGGCATCGACAAGGCGACGGGCGCTAAAGAGCGTCAGGTTGATGCCAGCCGCAAGGCCGGTGCCAGCGCGGCCAGTGAAATCGCGATCATTAGCCAGCTCGACAAGGCGATGTCCGGCAACATCGGCAGCATGGAGCAACTGATCCAGGCTGAAGGCTTGCTGGAGCGCGCTCGCAAGGGCGGTCTCGTCACCATTGAGCAGCAGGAGTCCTATCAGGATCGGCTCGGGAAATCCTTCGATAAGATCGAGAAAGCCGAAGCCAAGGAGATGGCGCAGAAGCAGCGGCTGATCGATGCTGAAAACCGTCAGATCGAAGCGTTGAAGCGCACGGTTAACGGCATCGACCCGGTCACCGCGAAGCTGGCCAAGCTGGAGGCGCAGGAAAAGGCGGCGCATGAGGCTTTCAGAGTTGGCGCAATAGATGTTGATGCTTATAACGCCGCTCTGGCCAAAGTTGGTAAAGACCGGGCCGGAGTTACTGCGACAGAAGGAACATTCGACAAGCTGAAGCTTGGCACCCGCCAAGCGCAAGAGAACGTCATGCAGCTGGCGAACGCTCTGCAGGCCGGAGACTGGGGGAATGGTGCGCGTGCGGTTGCTCAGCTTGGTGCTGGTGCTGGTGCAAGTGCTGCCAGCTTTTTCTCACTCGCTGCACCTATCGCCCTTGTAACAGCCGCAATCGGCGGGTTGGCGTACGCCTATTACAAAGGTAGCGAGGAGCAGAACGCATACAGCGATGGACTGATCCTCACCGGAAATGCTGCTGGGACCAGCGCAAATCAGCTCACTGATATGGCGCGTCAGGTCAGCTCTGTTGTCGGTACCACAGGTGCCGCTGCGGATGTCCTTGCGAGTTTGGCTGGTAACGGCAAGCTGGCCAGCGGCAGTTTTGTTGAGATTGCTGAAGCTGCTCTTTCCATGGAGAAGGCAACCGGTAAGTCAATTGATACGACCGTTGCTGAGTTCGTGAAAATCGCCGATGACCCGGTTGAAGCAGCGAAGTCGCTCAATGATCAGTACCACTTCCTAACGGCGTCCGTGTATTCGCAGATCGTGGCGCTGAAAGAGCAGGGCGATGAGGTTGGCGCAGTCAAGCTCCTCACCGACACCTACGCAGATGTTGTGAAGTCGCGGGCCGGGGAGATAACTCAGAACCTTGGCCTGATCGAAAAAGGCTGGAAGGCCGTTAAGTCTGCGGCTTCTGAAGCGCTGGATGCCACGCTTGATGTTGGTCGAACCCAGTCATTCGACGCCCAGATTGCTAACTATCAAAAAATCCTCGATGACCGAAAAACGGGCTTCTTGGCAAATCTATTCCCGGATGACCTCGGTAGCGGAAGCAGCTCCACCAAGTTCATCGAAGAACAGATTGCCGCGCTGAAAAGGCAGAAGGCTGAAGTCGAGGCGAACGCCAAAGCCGAAGGTGATCGAAGAAAGGCTGAAGACGATGCGATAGAGGCTGGTAAGTCGCTGCACTCCAGCTACTTGGCAGGCCTCGACAAGGAGCAGAAGCAAAAGCTCGAAATAGCAGAGCTTGATCGCAATAGAGCCAAGGCATTAGGCGGCAACAACGTCGATGCTGATCGGATCAATCGCGAATATGCGGTATCCCTTCAGGCGATCAACGACAAGTTCAAGGAACCCAAGAAGGCAGGCTCAAATGTCGACCTAACCAGCTTCAACGATGCCAAAAACCAGCTCACCGCAATTGTGGCTGAATACAGCAACGCCCAGAAGCAACTGGATGCCGCGCAGAAGGCTGGGCTCATCTCCCAGGCTGATTACGCCCAAAAGCGGGACGGCCTGATCGGCAATGAACGAGATGAGATCACGGCCGCCTACGAGGCCGAGATTGCGGCGTTGGAGGCGGTGAAGAACAAGTCCAGCACCACGGCAGCTCAGCGCATCCAGCTGGACCAGAAGATTGCCGATGCTCGTACGGCGATGGTCAAGGCCCAGAAGGATGCCGACAGCCAGCAGCAGGTGCTGGGCACCGCCGAGCAGGGGCGTCTGGACAAACAGACGTACGCGATCAGCCAGTACGTTGCCGCTCTCGGGCAGCAGCAGAAGGCGCTCGCGCTTGCCGGGCAGCGTGCCGTCAATGGCGTAGGCCAAGGTGATCGGCAAAACGCGCTCAGCAATGAGCTGAACAGCCAGCAAGACCGGTTTGTGCAGCAGTCTCTGGAGCTGGAAAACCAGCGCTCCGATCCATCCAGAAACATGGACCCGGAAGAGTTCAAGCAGAAGTCGCAGGCGCTGGCAGATGCCAACAAAGCAGCGACCGACCAGATCCGGCAGAACTATGCCGACGTCGAAGCGGCGCAGAGGGATTGGACAAAGGGTGCGACATCAGCCTGGGCCAACTATCTGGACTCGGCGAGCAACATTGCCGGCCAGACGAAAACCCTGTTCGGCAACGCCTTCAGCTCGATGGAAGACTCGATCGTCAACTTCGCCATTACTGGGAAGTTGTCGTTTGCTGACTTCACTAAATCGATCCTGGCAGATATGGCGAGGATCGCGACCCGGCAGGCCAGCTCCGCGCTTCTGGGCAGCCTCGTCGGAGCTGCAACCAGCTATTTTACTGGTGGGAGCGGCGCTACAGGCGCAGCAACCTCTGGCGCAACTCAAGCGGGTGCCAGCAGTTTTGCCAGCCAGTTTGACGCGAGTGCCGGCTCTGTTTCGTTTGCCGGCTTCCGAGCTGCTGGCGGACCTGTTGCGCCGAACTCCCTGTACGAAGTCAACGAACTGGGGCCTGAGCTCTACAACGAGGGCGGCCGGTCATTCCTGATGACCGGTGCCAACGGAGGGAGCGTCACCCCGTTGACCACCGGCGGCGGGTCAGCACTCGCAGCTATGTCCGGCGGTGGCGGCAACACGTACAACTTTCCGGTTGCGGTCTCGGTGCAGACGTCCGGGAGCGACGGAGCTGGCGTTTCGCAAGAGACGACCAACCAGCTTGGCAAGACCATCCAGCAGGCTGCAAAAACCGAAGCGGAAACCGCGATTGCTAGGGCACTACAGCCGGGCGGATCAATCTGGCGCCTGACAAATGGGAGGGGCTGATGGCCATCGAGAAATTCACCTGGCCGACCGAGCGCGGGGAAACACCCGATATCACTTATCGGGTGCGCACCTCGAAGTTCGGTAACGGCTACGCGCAGAACGTCGGTGACGGCCCGAACAACAAAGAGGAGTCCTACCCAGTCACCTGCGTCGGCCACGAGGCTAAGGTGCAGCAGATCATGGCGTTCCTTGACCGGCACGCCGGGGCAAAGGCGTTTCTCTGGACAACGCCGCTCGGCGAACTCGGGCTGTTCACCTGCAAAAATCCCGCTCCCACACCAATGGGCGGCGGCGTTTTCAAACTCACCGCCACGTTCGAGCGGTCATTCAAACCATAAGGGGCAATCATGCCGCTGATCAGTGATATCCAGGTGCTTGAGCCTGGCAGCGAAGTGCTGCTCTTTGAATTGGACGGCACGGACTATGGCGCGGATGTTCTGCGCTTTCATGGGCATTCAATCCCGCACACGGCGGCCGAGTTGATCGCCGCCGGCGCCAATGCCGATCAGTTGCCCGCGAAGGCTATCTACTGGCAGGGCAACGAGTACGGCGCCTGGCCGATGCAGATCGACGGCATCGAGGCGAACGGGGACGGCACGGCTGTCCGGCCCACGCTTTCGGTAGGCAACGTCAACGGGCGTATCACCGCGCTATGCCTGGCGTTCGAGGATCTGCTCGAGTTCAAGCTGACGATGCGCCACACGCTGGGCACCTACCTGGACGCCGCAAACTTCCCGGCCGGCAACCCCACGGCAGACCCAGCCCAAGAGACGATCGAGGTCTGGTACATCGACCAGAAAACGAACGAGGACGGGGAAAATGTCAGTTGGGAGCTTGCCAGCCCGGGCGACGTCGGGAATGAGACTATCGGCCGACAAGCCACGACTCTTTGCCACTGGTGTCTCACTGGCGGTTATAGGGGGCCGAACTGTAGCTACACCGGCCCGTACGTCACGAAGGACGGCGTCGTCACCGACAACCCGGAGCTGGATGAATGCGACGCCACGCTGGGCAAGGGCTGCATACCTCGCTTCGGTGAGGGGAACCCGCTGCCTTTCGGCGGCTTCCCGGCCGTCTCGCTGATCGCACGGAGCTGATATGCGTAAACACATTTTGAACGCGATCCAGGCGCATGCAGCTGCCGAGTACCCGAAAGAGTGCTGCGGGCTGCTGCTGGCCGTGGGCCGCAAACAGCAGTATTACCCGTGCAACAACGTCTCGACCGAGCCGAACGAGGAGTTCCGGATCGATCCCGAGGAGTACGCAGCTGCCGAAGACATCGGCGAGGTGATCGGCGTGGTGCATTCGCATCCGGATGCCACCAGTCGCCCGTCACCGCGCGACCTGGCCATGTGCGAGGCGACGGCGCTGCCGTGGCACATACTCAGCTGGCCGGAAGGGGATTTGAGAACGGTGGTGCCTACCGGCGAAGTCCCGCTTTTGAAACGGCCATTTGTGCACGGTGCATGGGACTGCTGGCAGGTTTGCGCGGACTGGTACAAGCGCGAATGGGGGCTGGAGTTCGAAGCCTTCAAGCGCGCCGACGGCTGGTGGGAGAGCAAGGACAACACCAGCCTTTACGAGGCGAACTACGAGGCCGCCGGGTTCTATAGGGTCGATCAACCGCAGCGCGGTGACATGATCGTGATGGAAGTAGGGCGGACGGTTTATCCGAACCACGCGGGGATCTTCCTCGGCGCCGATCCGGAACTACCCGGCGAGGACGCAGCGACGTTCGGCCCCGGGCCTTTCCTGCTGCATCACCTGTACGGCAGACCGTCTGAGGTCATTGTCTTCGGAGGGCCGTGGCTCGACAGGACACGCCTGGTCCTCAGGCACAAAGGCGCCTGAGGGGGGGGTAATCAGTTTGGAAGCGTAGATACTGGAATTTGAGATTAAAGCATCGTGATTTTTCGATGAAAGTTAATTTCTTGTCCCGCAGGTCGTGATTTCATTAAGTCTTTAAATGCAGAAATATGGCTTGCCGGAATTACATAGCCAAGATTAATCATATGGCTTACTTCTGCGAATCCATCAAGCGAGGTAGGAATATTATTAATAACTATCTTGCCTTTGTTGGTGTGTACTGGTCCAGCATACAGTACTCCAATAAGCTTATTTGGTCGGCTTGTCAGAGTTGTAATGCCATTATTGGTGCTGATGACCTTGGTTTCCTTTAGAACTACCGGGCTACCGCTGGAGCCGGGGAAGCATGCGCAATCAATCACGAAATGCCTGCGCCCATCAAAATCAATTCTAGGATCACCAGCTAGGGTTCCCTGCCTGATGATTGGTAGATTGTGTTTTTCGTCAGCTAGGCCAGTCGGGTATCCAATCATGACCACTGTTTCGGCTAGACCTAGATTTTCTAATATATCTGGAGAAACCAGGTCGCCCTCAGAAAACATATTTCCGTGCCCCGCGTAACCCGAATCAGTCAAGTTCTGTAGCACCGCTGCGATGTTGATAGCCGCTAGATCAATATCTTTATCCGGATGTTCAAAGACAAGAGATTCCAAACCTTCTTTGAGGATATATTCGGCTACGCCGATTTTTTTTGAGTGATCTTCGGGCGAGGAAAGAGATAGTTTTATTGAAATCGATGCGGCTCCTTCGAGTACATGCTTGTTCGTGATAAGCAAAGGCGAAAATTCGTCCTGCGCCATTTTAATCGCGAACATAAAACCTGTGCCCCGAGATGTTCCATTTTTATTGGATGTCTCTATAAGAGCAGTAGTGCCATCTAAAATGTTTTTGTTAACTACGAGTCCCTGCATTTTAAATATCCTTGGAGGTATGTGTTATGGAATTGGTGACTGTTTCTAGGCTCACTAGGAGTCAGGTTTGCGATCGTCGTGGGAGAGTATTTCTTGACGGTTATTTTGTTGATTTTGAGACGGAGCTTGAGACCTTTCGTGCCTTGGCTTCGAAGTACTTAAAGGGAAATATCAGAGAAATTCTTACGGCTAGCGCTGACCATCCGATATTCACTGTTGAGGCGCCTCCTTGCGACGACCCCGTTCGAACTACCTGGGGGCACATAACTATTCAACTCCCAGCCAACCAAGGTGGCGGCTAGCAGAAAGCTACTACGCCGCGCCGCACACCGGTTACTGGCTTTTCGTCCACGCTGGATGCCCGGACAGTGTTGATGGTCAGGGCAAGCATTATCGGTATGATGGGAGATTATCTTCAGTAATCGGAAAGCGTTGATGCGTCAGTTTCTTGTGTTTGCTTTGGTGTGCGTCCTATCTGCCTGCACCAAAGTCGGGCGGCCTATATCCCATGCGGAGACTGATCAAGTAACAAAGGGGGTTACCACTCGCGAAGAGCTCCTGAATCGCTTGGGGCCACCATATCTACATAGCGAGGACGGGAACGGAAACGGTATGGTTACTTGGGTCTATATTCGCTCGAGCTTTTTAGGGTTCGGCTATAAAAGCCAAGCCTTTACCGCGCGGTTTGACGCTTCAGACAGAGTCATCGACTCATTGTTGACAGAGAAGTCGGAGCCCACCGCACGCAGGTGAGGCGCATCGCCGATCCCTGTCTAACGCTGGGCTTTTTGCATCGGTTCATTGGGTGCTTTACATCGCCCGCATTTCCACAGGAGTGACCTGCATGAAATTGATCTTAGGAGCGCTGGCGGTAGCATTGTTGGCGGGGTGTGCGACTTCACCGACGCCTTCCAATGAAGCCAAGCAGGCGCCGGCCAGTCAGCTGTCGGCCTACCAGGTTAAGCCATCTGGGGCATATGGGACATTGCAGGTGATCCGCGACTCTGGGCAGACCGGAAGCCTTTGCTCAATGGCGGTTTTCATCGATGGCAAACAAGCCGCCAAGCTCGATCCGGGTCAGAAGGCATCGTTCTATCTGCCGCCTGATTCGATTTCAGTTGGCGCCGCTTACACCGGCTCTGGAATCTGCTCCATGGGCGCGGCCCGAGTGGAGAGGGAAGCGATCCTGAAAGACGGTGCGGTCAAGAAATACCGAGTTTTCACCGGGGGCGATGGGCAGATCGACATACTGCCAACGACTCTCTGAATAGGCCGCCTCCGGGCGGTTTTTTATTGCCTGGAGAATGGCATGTGCTCAGCAATTACCTACACGCCAATGACGAAAGTCATGCTGTCCGGTTCGCTTGCGAAGAAGTTTTTTCGAAACAAACAATTCCTTCTCGACGGCGGATCGGCCGTGGAGGTTTTCCGTGCTCTCAATGCGACCATTGATGGTTTCGCCGAGGAAATTAAACGACTGGAGCGCCTTGGACTGAAGTTTGCGATCTTTCGGAATCGCGCAAACATCGGAATGGACGGATTCGATCTCGGCGGTACACGGGAAATCCGCATTGTTCCGGTGATTGGTGGCAGCAAGCGTGCCGGGGGGTTACAGACCATTATCGGCACGGTCATGATCGCCGCAGCCTATGTGCTGTCCTTCACACCGTTTGCAGCCGCATCACCGTTTTTGTATGCGGCCGGCGCGTCGATGGCAATTGGCGGCGTGATTCAAATGCTCAGCCCCCAAGCCTCAGGCCTGAAGCAAAGCGCATCCCCTGAAAACGCCCCGTCCTACGCCTTCGGCAGCGCCAAGAACACCACGGCCAGCGGTAACCCGGTTCCGATCTGCATCGGCGAACGCCGGTGGGGTGGGATGATCATCTCGGCCTCGATTCTGGCCGAAGACAAAGTGTAAGCAAGACAGCAGCACACCAACCGCCCGTGAGGCGGTTTTTTTATGCCTGGAGGAAAGCATGGGCGCAGCAGCACACATCGATATTCACGGCGAGAAAGGCGGCACCAGCAAGCCCAAGTCGCCGACCGAATCCAGCGACAGCCTGCGCTCGACCAACCTGGCAAAGCTGCTGATAGCCGTGGGCGAGGGCGAGTTCGACAGCATCCCGACCGATTACGACATCTACTTGGACAACACACCGATCCGCGACGCCAGCGGCAACTACAACTTCCCGAACGTGAAGTGGGACTGGCGCCCGGGTTCAGTGGATCAGACCTTCATCCCGGGCATCCCGTCCGTGGAGAACGAGACCTCGCTGAACATTGAGCTGCGCAGCGATGCGCCTTGGGTTCGCTCGATCAGCAACACGCAGTTGTCGGCGGTGCGCATGCGCCTGGCGTGGCCTGCGCTGCAACGGTCGGACGATGAAGGCAATGTCGGCGGTTACCGGATCGAATATGCGATCGACGTGGCCACCGACGGCGGCGCGTATCAGCAGGTGCTGATGGACGCCGTCGACGGCAAGACCACCACGCGCTACGAGCGATCGCGCCGCATC